CCTTAGCACTTGTCAAGTAGAAAATAGTATAATATATTTTTGTGTAAATTTTTGTATAGAAATAGTGACGCAAGTAAAAATAATACAAGCGTCACTAAATATTAATCAGCCTAACATAAACCAGTCAAAATTTTTTGATGTGTTAGGTGATGTACCAAATTTAACATGAAAACCAATGGTAGATTTAGATGTTATATAATATGTTGTTTCCCACGTTGGCGAAATAAAAATTTTATAATCGTTAGTATTAACTTCTTTAGGTAAAATTACATCAACACCTTCAGAATCATTAGCAGAACTTGTACCGCACGCTTTAACTGTAAACCCGTTTTTATTAAGTTTCGCACCGTTTCCATATTTAGAACCAATTTCACCCTCATCATTAATTGATGCTAGTCTTAAAATGTAATCATCATTTTTTTCGTTTTTAATATCAAGAAATGATGCTGTATTGTTTACCATTTCAATAGTACCTTTGTTAATAGACGTATATTCTTCGTCATTACCGCAATTTATTTCATAGTCACAACTTATACTACCCGTTGTGTGCAAACCTAAATTTGCATCCCAATAACTGTCTAAATTTTTAAAAATGCAATTTTCAAGTCTAATAAATCTAAACAATAAAAGGTTAGAAATAGCGTACTGAGGACTTTGAGCACCATTGTTACAATAATCAAAAGAATTTTCTACTTCTGTATTATCAATTCCACAAGTTACTAGCATTCCACTATATTTTACGTTAGGTTCTATTTTAATACCGTATTTTGATTTAGCAATAAATCCACTAATAATTTGGTTACCCTCAGCCCATTCTGCCTTATCCCATGAACTAGCACCCATAATGTGAAAAGCTATATTTGTATTATACCATAAATGCGGATAAAATATATTTTCACCACAAGAATTGGATGGATTTATTTCTATAATTTTATTCAAATTATGTGCATAACTAATGTCAAATGTACTATAAGTGCATGACCTTAGTGAAAACAGTATGCTTGTTTTATCTTCACAAAAGCATTCGTTAATTATAATTTTTGCATTTTGTACAGCGTGAGTACTATCACCAATAATAAAACCTGTAATATTATTAGCTAGTTTTAATTTTCCAGCAATTTCTAAAGTATTATTGCTTAAAATGTAAATTGTTGAAGCAATATAATAAATAGCATCTGAACTAGAAATTACGCGTTTACCAGAATTGTAAGCCAGCTGAATTGCCCTTGAATCATCTGTAATACCATCGCCAACAGCACCATACATTTCTGGCGTTACATATACGTTTTTAATACTGACAATTTCATTTTTTATGATTTCAACTTCTTTACGGTACTGCTCAACTTGTTCGTTATAGTTTCCTGTTTCAACCCAGTAATCTGTATTATTCAATTTAGTCCCAACAGGTACGGGTTTCTTACTTGTATAAGAAGTGCCTGCGTATGTGACAATAGTTAACGCTTCATAGTTTCTTAAATTATCCCATTCAACAGGGTCTGCAAATTTAGGTACATATCTTGCGCCTATATACTGTCTATTCATATTATAATTTCTCCTTTTTCATTAATAACTAAGAACTAAGTGTCCGTATTCTGGTTGTATTTTTAATTTAATGTCTAGACCTGTAGTATTAAATGTTATATCTTTCCAACTTTCTGGAATATTGTAAATAATGTAACCGCTGTCACTAATTTCAACCAGAATCATTGTTGCAATATATTTTTTAATAAGTTCTTCAATAAAACTTGTGTCAAAATTATTAATCCATTCTTTTACTTTTTCAAGTTCTTTTAACAGATTAGTTAATTCGTCGCCAAAAATTTTATCCTGTTCAATAAGTTCATTAATATACGTAACAACTTTACAAAGTATTTCATAATAGCTTAAACTGTTATCATATACAAGAGGTAAAACCTTATAGCACCAGAATCTAAAGTATGGCATATTCCGCATTATGTACATCTCCCTTCTACCATAACTGCATAAATAAATCGCTAAACTCATCTACAATCATAGCATCAATGTTCAACAATGTACTCCTGTACTCATTCAACATCTTGCTATAACTAGCTGTACCCATCTTACCTGCAATACTTTCAACATACTTTTCAGTGCTATTCATTGTGCTATTGCTATTTTCACTGCCTGAATAACTCCCACTACTCTTATTTGTTCCCTTCAAACTAGCACTATCGTCAACATTAACAACCCTAGCATTTGTCAAATACGTACCATTCTCTACGTTATTCAACGCACCCTGTGGTGTATCCGCGTACTTATCAACGGTCTTACTCGTACTAGTCTTTGTCTCTGTACTCTCACCAGTACCGCTATTACTACCATTAGTACTCCTACTACCTGTACCAACATCGCTACCACTCTTGTCATAAGTTCTGCTATAATTAACATCCTTCAACGGGTCAAATTTTAACCTAGCACTTTCATATAGCTTATTATAATAAGGTAGTATCATTTCAAGCCGTTCGTTCATCCATAGTTTCCAAATACCAACTACTTCACTACAAATTTCCCTTAAGTAGTAATGTTTTAAAATCTTACTGCAAATAACTTCTCTATAGTTTTCATCAAACATCTGCACCTTGCTAGTAAAAATCTTATTCCAACTTTTACTAATAACCTCGTCTACTTTATCTGCACCAGTGCTACTCTCTAACCCACTCATACATTCACATACAAATCGAACCTTAGTTGTATATTTACTCATATCCTAACCCTCATTTTCAACAATAAAGATAGCAACTATAATAACCAATATAATACCAAAAATACTAATCATCTACTCACCACCTTCACCACTACCACTCTGAGTTGTTTTTTTGCCAAAATCACCTGTACCATTAATAATCTGAAAATCTTCACGATAATCAACACTAATATCAGTACCAAACATTCTGTTAATCTTATTAACAGCTTCACGCCTAGCTTCTAGCCTGCTATACCTGCTAGCAATCGTTCCACCTTGATTTCTCTGCACTTCATCAGTAATCATTCGTTCCTTCTTCTGTATATTCAGATTACTAATACCTAAATAAGTCAACGCTTCATTCCAAATCTGAGTTTTCAACTGATACAGTTTATCAGCGACATAAGGTGCATTCGTACTAATAGCCCTCAAACTATTTAAGTCCAAATTCTTATCTCCAAATATAAAAGGTGCATTTCCGTCAAATTCCTTATACAAATTAATTAAAGTTAACCGCTGTTTTTCTGTACCCTGTACCAATACAGGTGTTTTCTGTGCGTTTGCATTTACATCAATAATTCTATCCAGATTATATAGTCTTTTAGCGAACATTTTAACGTCCAGAATGCTTGGCTGACGTAAATAGTTATTCCAGATAATAACACTGTCACTTTCGTTCAATGTTTTATGGTACTGATTATAACTGGAATATGCACGTCTTGAAATAGGATTTCCGTATACATCAAACTGACCGTTTGCTATACAGTCTAGGCATAAATCTCCCATTACCTCATCCCTAAAATACACCACACTTCCATTCTGAAATAAATGTAATTCTAGATATCTAGGGTCAACGGTTTCTGGTAACCCTTGCCATTCAAACACGCTAACGCTTAATTCTACTAACCTATTAAAGTACTGAATATAAGTTGCATTATTCATAATGGCACTTTCACCAAATATTCCATTACCCTTGTTTCTTCTACTCAATTTCTCACCACCTTAACTTGGGCTATTATTTAGCGCATAATTGCCGACTTCACTACCATTTTTCCAGAACGTAATACCTTTGTCATAAATACTACAAATCTTACGCTCATCATCAGCAGGAACATTAGCACTTATCGTACAACCTGCTGTTTTAACGTAATTCCAGTGTGGTCTTGAACTACGATTCGGAACTTTTAATCTCTTAACGCCATAGCCAAACCTTGTAAAATAATCATCAATGATTTTTGCATATTCCGCTGTTATACTCATCCTTCCTACATAGAACTGTTGTTTTCCTGAACTAACGTTTAGATTTCCTTGCGGATTTCCTTTAATCATATCTGCTTGAATACTAGCCTTGTAATCCTGTGTTAACAAACTAGCTACTTGACCAACACCACTAACTAAAGCAGTGCCTATAGCTAAAGGGCTAGCTGTAAGACCTGCACCTATTACACCTGCACCAATACCTGCTAGTCTACTGCCTATACTTACAGAATTTTGTGCAATCCATGCATTGTAACTGTCAACGTTCCACGAACAAAGAGGGTAACCCGTTAGTGAGATAGATTCAGTGTTATTACTATTATCACCGCTACCCTTATAATTTGTTGGTCTTAGGCATACGGTAACAGGTTGTGTTACATTTGCATTGATTTCAATAGAAGGTGCGAACTTGTCAAAAAATTCGTATCTTAGGGCTAAACTGCTAGAACCTGCGTTATCAACATGATAAAAATTATAAGGGTATGTATACAATTTCTTATTTTTAGGTTTATACCCGTCAATATTTTCATTACCTGTTAACGCTGTGCTGATTGAAGTAATTTTCAATGAACTGTCAAGTTCTGGTATTCTATTGTTAGATGGTATTTTGCCATTCGGTAAAAATACTTTAGGTATAGTGTATATACTTACAACAGCATCTGGCTTTTGTATATATTTTTTAAGCTTATCGTTAATCTGTGCAAACTTGTTAACGTCATATACCCATAGAGTTGCACCGCCATAAATGCCATCATACTTTTTACCATCTACTCCTGCATTCTCACCGTCAACTTCAATTACAGCAACTACAATAGCAATATCCGCCATGTTGTAAACAGGTGCATAGTCGTTAAAAACATATTCTCCTACAGAAACGTTTTCTGCTTCAATGTGTTCACCAATATTATCTGTTTCCGTATGTTCCCTTTCCACAAAGCACATATCCAAGGTATAATCAAAGAACCACGTTTGCATAACGTCAATTTCAAAACTAATCTCAGAACATTCATTGTTAACAAACTCTACACTTGTAATAAATGCGTAAAACCATTTGTTACCATATGCTGTGTTCTGAAACATCATGTAATTACAGTTATATAAACTATCAGCTTTAATTCCAACCCTTGCTATGCCTTTATTAACTCTCTGATAAGTATAATCAGTTAAATTAAACGCTTGTTTTCCTGCAAAATAGTTATACTGTGATGTTACATTGCCAAACCAAATTGTATGGTCAAACGTAGGGTCAAGTGGGACATTTCTTAAAAGTTTTATGTTTGTTTGTGGTTGTATATACATATTTTTTCACCTGCTTATTTTAACTAGGTGAGAAGAACGCTATCACCTGTTAACTTCTCACCTTTTAAATTATAGTCACTGTTTATTCAACGTAACGGTTGCACCAACATCAGATGCAGATGTAATAGTAGTTGCGCCTTTATAAACAGTTCCGTTTACTTCGGCTTCAACCGTAATCTCTGTTGCATTCTGACTTGCTGGAATGATAATAGCACCATATTTCTGCACTGCAATACCTGCTGTTGTAAGTGCTTCTGTCTGAATAAAGTGTACACTATTAGGTGCAAGACTTGCACCGTCTGTATCAGCACTGATAGCAAAAACAATAGCTTCTTCACTCACATCTTTTGTGATAATCTCACAAGTAAGTGTTTCTGGTAAAGCAATGTTTGCTGTATCAGTAACAAATACAACTGCGTTCGCAAACGGTGAACTAGATACTGTTTTCCATGTATGGTAGAAGTAGTTCCAGTACATACCACTAGCTACATATTTCTCTGTGAATTTGTTATTGTTGTCATAAATCTGAAACCAATTTTCGTCAACAATAACAGCTTTTACGTTAGCAAGTAAAGCAAGTTCTCCTGCGGTTACTTCTTCGATGCCATCTGAATTTTCTCTAATAACATCAAAGCGTTCGTTATCAAAGGAAGTCCAATTGTCAATGAGAAACAGTCTGCCCATGAAATCGGCTTTATCCATGTTGAACGCACTTGCAAGGACGTTAACATCAAACTGTGCGTTGAATTTTGCGTCCATAAAAATAATCTGTCTGTCTTTAGGCGTGTTTGTTTTTACACCTGCTTCTGAATAATCAGAGCTGATAAACGGTAACAGATTAGATGTACCTCTGAATGCAACAGCTGATTCTTTAAGGTCTGTCCCATCACCGATTGATTCTGGTTTCATTTTACCGTGTGAGATAGCTTTAATCATAAGATATTTAAACAGCAAAAATTCATCATACTCTGCGCCTGTGTAAACAGCATCTACGATTTTTGCAATAAGGTTCTGGACTCCTTCAAGTGAAAGGAAAGCCTGTTTTAAATCTTCGTCTTGAATGGTAACAGGGTACATAACCCTCCAGTTCATAGTATGGAAAGCTGAACGTACATCTGGAAATGTTCGTTTAAATTCTCTGCTTTTTCCTTTTTCTGGGTCAAAGTCAACAGCCTTTGCAATGGACACAAAAATATCTTCTACTGTCTCACCGAATTCAATGTAGCCTTTTTTCAGTACTCTGTACGGATTATTGAAAGTTGCACTCTGCATTCTAACGATAGCAATTCTGTTAACAAGTGCGTTGATAAACTGGTTAGCAAATGCAGGCGTTCCGTAAATCACTTCTCCTACTCTTGGAATGTCAGATGCTTTTGTAACTTCTGGCACATTCTGCTGATATTCATAACTGGCATTCTGTCGAATAACGTTAAGAATATCCATTGTTGACGCATTTAGCGTTGAAACTGCAATTCTTTTTGGCATTTCTTATTCTCCTTTACTCTGTTGTAAATAACTCTTCAAAACGTGTGGGTTTGACATCTGGTTCGTCAATAACTGGTTCATTGTTTTTGGGGGGAACGCTTGGGTCACCAGTGTAAAAACGCTCAGCATATTTTTTTCTCCAACTCTCATCGTTTTCTTCGTACTTAGCTTTCCAATCTGTCTGGTTTGCTGTTTTATTCTCAAAATCTGTGAACGTGTCCGTCACATCTTCAAGAACCTGTAATGTGTTATCGTCTGTACTGTCGCCAACGATATTACGAATACTTTCGAGAATTTCTTCTCTAGTTCTGATTGCCATGTTATCACTCCTTTTATAATCTGTAATTAATCATCATCCATATTGGCATGTTATACTTTTCTGGGTCACGTGTATTATAGCCAGGTTGTTTAGGGTCAATGAGTTTCAGAATGTCATACCATTTTCGTGCATATTCTGCACGCTCTGGATGTACGTTTTGAGGTCTTTCGTAACAAGCTTCCCAAACATTTGCAAGGTAACCAACATCGCCTGTATTTTTTATGTAGTCACTCCATGACATTCTATATTGTGCAGGTGCTAGTGACGGATACCATTGTGGGTCAATTCCATAATCTTTAATACCCGTTGACTGTTCAAATTCAGCATAAATAGCATCACACTGATAATTTCCATTTGAATAGTCTGACCACGAATAGCCTAAAGCGTTAAATACTTCGTGCAATGGGTTAATTTTTGTGTACCTGTCACCATAAGGCGTCCACTGTACTAACCCAGTACCTTTGCCCTCATTTGGATATGGAACACCTTGTTCAAGTAATGCAGGATTGAATCGTGATTCTTCCATGATATTTCCGCACATACCTGCTATAGCTTGCAATGTCCAACCCTTGAAATAAAAGTAACTGTATATGCAGGAGGCATTGTTCTTCTGTTTATCCCCGTAATCTTCAAAGTATTCTGAATCTGTGCCGATAATCCATGTGTAACCAACTTCACCAGATGCACCGCTACCATATCTCCATATAGTCGGAAAAGTTCTTTCATAATTAGGGTCACCGCTTGACGACCCAATAGAAACTTGGTTTGCAAGTGCAATGCCATTTCTTCCATGTGCACCCATGAATACTGCTTTTCCTGTACCGCCTTTATAGCACATTTCTGTATGTTCTTCTGAAAGTCCTATATCGCCTGGCTTAATAATTCCATCTGTTACACGGACAAAGCCTAAAGCAGGTAGTGCAGTAAACATATCTGATGTGGTAAACGCATTATGATTTGGCGCATAACTCGGTGTTGAAAAACCACCTGCAAGTAAAGCATAGTTTATAAAACTACTACAGTCATAATATGTTATACCGTTTACCGTCTGTTGATTTCTGTATGGTAATTGATAATAACCAACATTCGGTGCGTTACAACAATTAACTGCCCACGTATAAGCACCGTTGATACTAGGCATTGTTTTCTACCACTCCTAACAATTTCCAACAGGATTGACCGAAACAACTGTCGTTGTGACCGTTTGTACCACATTCATAACCATATGCCCTCATTGTACTCTGAAATGTGTTAATTGCAAAGATTGTGTTAGTACCTGCTTCGCCATCTATGGTAAGCGGTTTACCATTAACACCTAGATAATGCAACATACTTAGCACTGTCTGCAATATAAGTACATCTTCACCCGTAGAGCCCTTTACAATATCACTGAATTCATGCATAAAGTTCACCTCTTTGTGATATCTGTAATATGAAATAATTCCATAAGTTTTTCTGGCAAAATATCTGAATTGATTTTAGAAATATTTTCCAGAATAGAAACAAGTTCTGTAGTACACACATAAAGAATGATGATAGGTAATATAGTGACACCTAATCGGAAACCAATAACATGACCTTGAGTATCAACTAGCCATGCTACAAAGTAACAGAAGATAAACCCAACTTTTTTAAAAAGTCCGTCTCTTAGTTTAGAACTCTGTATGTCTTTGTTTTTAACTGCTGATACAAGACCTGTAACTAAATCAAGTGCATTAAAAATGAGTGCAACAATAACAGGATAAACCTGTTCCATTTATCCAACCCCCCTTTCATATTTAATTTTTCAATTAATTATAACATAGTTATTGCTTTTTGTCAATATATATGATATAATAATTAAAAGAAAGGGGATAAATTTTATGAGTAAGTACTATGATGGTACAAAGCTTTTATCAATGCTAGACATAAATGGCAATAAACCAGAAATATACATGTGTACAACTAATCGTACAGGTGGAAAGACAACCTATTTTGGCAGACTATGCGTAAATAGGTTTCTTGATAAGAATGAAAAGTTTGGACTAATTTATAGATACAATTATGAACTTGATGATGTTGTAGACAAATTCTATAAAGATTTAGGTTCTTTATTCTTTGCAACACATGAAATGACAAGTAAAAGAAGAGCAAGTGGTATCTTTCACGAGCTGTTCTTGGATGATAAAAGCTGTGGATATGCTTTAAGCCTTAACAGTGCAGACCAGATAAAAAAATATAGTCATTTATTTAGTGATATCCAACGTATGATTTTTGACGAATTCCAGTCTGAAACAAATCACTATTGCAATGACGAAATAAAAAAGCTGTTAAGTATTCACACCAGTGTAGCACGTGGACAAGGTGAACAAGTTAGATATGTCCCTGTTTATATGCTTAGTAATCCAGTTAGCATTATCAATCCGTATTACGTTGAAATGGATATCAGTAACAGACTAAAAGATGATACTAAGTTTTTACGTGGTGACGGGTTTGTTCTTGAACAAGGTTTTATAGATAGTGCAAGTGAAGAACAAAAGAAAAGCGGATTTAATAAAGCATTTTCAAAGAACAAATATGTTGCTTATAGTTCAGAATCTGTATACCTTAATGATAATCAAAGTTTTGTTGATAAACTAACAGGAAAAAACAGATATCTTTGCACACTTAGGTATAAAGGTGTTGACTACGCTATAAGGGAATTTTCTGAAATAGGTGTGCTGTATTGTGATGATAAATCAGATAGTACTTTCAGACTTAAAATAACAGTTACAACAGAAGACCACCAGATAAATTATGTTATGCTAAAAAGAAATGACTTTTTTCTTTCAAATCTTAGATATTTATTTGAACGTGGGTGCTTTAGGTTTAAAGATTTAAAATGCAAGGAAGCAGTTTTACATGCTTTAAGTTATTAATTATGGTATCTGCATGAGTTTTCTACACTGAGTGAATAGGAATGCACACTTGAAACATAGTGCCTATATCATTTGTCGTTTTTGCGTAACGCTTTGATAGTTACTCATGTTATAGATATAAAAAAAGACGGGTTACGAACTTAGTTCGTCCCGTCTTTTCTATTCTTATTTTTCACCTGTACTTCCAAAACCACCGCGGTTTTCGTTTCCTAAATGTTCTACTTCTTTTAGCATAATAGGTGGCTGATGTTTTTGTATTCTGAATTGACAGATTCTTGTATTTTTAGGTATGAAAGTCTCACGGGTTGCGTATGCAGGAAAATGCCATTCGTCACTATCACCACGATATGTTTCATCAATTAAACCTACGCTATTAGCTTGTACAATTCCATATTTCTTAAATGTTGAACTGCGAGGGATAACAAGTGCCTCATATCCTTCTGGTAACTGCATTGCTACGCCTAAAGGAATGTGATATAATTCGCCTTCTTTCATATAAGTATCAAGTGCTACCCGTAAATCAACCCAGTCGCCTACTTCTATTTCATGTATCTTTTCAATGTCTCTTGTGTATTTAATTTTAATTTCTTTTGGTTCCATTCTATTACCTCATTTCATATGTAGTTTCAACCAATAAAATACCACCACGTATCCTTTTTGGTCTTAGTTTATCCGGTACTTTTAAACCTACTTTAAAATCGCTATAATCTCTTTTTATTGCGTTACCTGTTTCTTTATCAAATAAAAATTCTTTTTCCTCTTGCGTCCATTCTTTCTTTTTGTTTAATTCAGTGTCTACGTACCCGTCTGGTTGTGCTGACCCTTCCATTGATAGCTGAAATAAATCTTTGCATTTCTGTGGCATACCTGCACATTTAATATTGTTATAAGGATTTTCTATTGGTTCAAGGTTTTCATGTGTAACATGTTCAATATATGTTTTCTGTCTTGTGAATATCGCAGTGTCCCAACATGCTTCTAGTTTCCAACAACAAAAGTTTTTATCATGTACAGTTATTCCTTTTATCTTGTCTGGTGGCAAATCACAATGTATGCTGTCAGTATCTGCATATATAAAACCTGCTTTATCTTTACCGTAGTAATTTTTTTGAGCTGCTCTTATGGTAAAGTTTCTGGCATAACTTGTGATAGCTGACCCTACAGGAATATAGCCTGCTTTTTTGTTATTCTCTGCAACAGGTATAAATCCTATTGTTTTATCATCTTTCACATAAGCTAGCTTAAAACTTGAATCTTTACTTGATGCCATTTTACCATAAAGATTATTCAAGAAAAGTTTTGCTAATTCACGCTTTGCGCCTTTATTCTCTTTTTTTATCTTTGCGTACTTGTCTATGTATTCGTCAAATATACCCACTTGGGAATAAAACCAACATCCGTCAAGTATTTCAAAATCAACCAGTTCATAGTGTTCTTTCATTAATTGAAAGTCTGTCATTGTAAGTACCAACTCTACACGTGAATCATGAACGTTTCCGTCTTTGTCTCTATAATGAGTAAAATATTTGTCATTCTTTCTATCGTATATGTCACTCGTTTCAAGTGCTTCTGTCCCTTTGTACAGTAAGTTACCTTTAATTTGGATAAAGGGTAACATGTTTTTCTTTATGTAAAATCGAGTCTTGATTCTAATAAAGAAATACTTGTCTGATTCTAAGGCTCTATCTGGTATTATATTACCTGTCCAGAAATGAGGAACGCCAACAGGATACCTGTTACCTGATTCTGAAGACATCATAGAAGGGTAAAGTGAGTTAACATCTGCCGTTGTTCCATTAGTGTATATTTTATTCTCTTTACCTTTTACAAGATAGCACCATCCACCCCTGTATGATTTACGAATATAGTCACCTGCTGTACCGTATTTATAAGTATTTGCATCTATAGTTATGGCGTACATGTCTGGAAACATTTCTTCGTAATCCAAAATATTAGTAGTTGAATGCTTACAAATCTTCTTGTATTCTGATAGACAACACGCACCAATTGTTAACTTGTCATGCCCTTCTGTAAACATTATTTCAAGTGCTTCTTTTACAACAAGAACATCATTTGCAATATAATGCCTTTCTTCTGGTGTTATCACACATCCTGCATACCTAAAGCCTGTATATTCCATATCAAGTTTTTTATGCTTTGTTCCAAAACTCTGACCTATACGTTTTACGCTGAATGGTAACAATTTTAGGGAATCACGTATTTCAATAAAATGATTGCCTGCTTTTATAGTAATTCCATACCACATGCCCTTGTCAGATATGGAATACTTGAATGTTCCATTTTGCATGTATTTTTCTTGCAACCATTCAACTTTTATTTCTGATTCACCTATACGCTTGTAGGCTTGCTTAAACCCTTTATCAACAAGTAAATAAGACAACCAAAAAGAGCCGTCAAATTTTAAGTTGTGATAATATGCTATTATATTACATTTTTGGGACAAAAAATATTTGAACTGTTCGTCTATGCTGTGAAAGATGTGAACATCTTCAGTGAAAAGTTCAACGGACGCACTCGCCCAAACTTCTGTACTTGTTTGACCTTTGTATACAGTTGTCTCAAAATCACACATAAAATAACGATATTTCTTTGTTCGCAATCAGAACGGATACTCCCAATCTTCTTCTTGTTCTAGTGCGTCACCCATTCTTTTCATGTATTCTACTTTATCCAACGTTTGCTCTTTGTATAGTATTCCTTCATCTGGTAAATAATCAATCATGTTTCCTATGTATAAAGTTGCTTTATCTGCATTATATACCGTGTGCCATTCAAGAATGTTTCCTGCTTCTGCACCTTCCTGTAACATGGTAGCAACATCGTGTTCACCGTGCTCTTTTATAAGACCACCCATCCATGTCCGTAATAACCCGTATGCCTCACCACGGGCGTTCTGATTCAAATAATTATACCATTCAGTTATAACAACTCTGTCAAAAAAAGATGAATCGTCAGACTGTTTAAACGGTGGTTGAAAGTCTGCTTCTGTCCACTCTTGTTTAGGAACGTATGCAAATTCTTTAATTTTCGAACTTGAGATATTTTTTAGTTCACGTGTTAACTTTGCAAGTTCTTGCCCCTTTACACCTTGCGAACGTAATTCTTTTTCAGTAGGGATATATAAATCAGTTTGTAAACCTTTTTTCTTTAATCTGCGAATAGCTGACATGATACGGTTACGCTGTTTCGTGTAAACCGTTGTTTTTCTCTTTTTTCTTGCCATATGCTTTACCTCTTTGTTAAAAAAAGAGGGACTTTATAGCCCCTCTATTGTTAATTTATTCTTGATTTACAGGGATTCTGTATCAAGCACGCAATTAATAAAATCACGCCCTGATTTAGTTTTTCCAGATGTTTTTATTACTGTAAACTCTTTTCCCTTCATAATATTTGAAATGTCCTTGATTGAACGCTTAAACGTTGAGGACTGACAGGAAAAAACCTTTTTATCTGGTGTGATAATCGACATTACATCGACTGCTTCCCCTGTGTTTTCTTTAATATCTGTAAATTCTAAAACCCCATTGACTGTGATATGTGTGCCGTCTTCAACATCTTTTACTGACTGAATAGACGGTGCAATTGTCATAAGGTATTGCTCTACTTCTGTGAATTCTCTACTCGTTGTTTTAATTTCTACCATGATTTATTCTCCTTTTATCTCTTATTAGTTTTCTTCTGTAGTTTCTGTTTCTTCTGTTTTTTCTCCACGTTTAGGAAGAACGATAGCATGCTTGATAAAGTCATTTTCTGACATACCATAAAGCGTTTCAATTTCCTCTTTCGCTACAATGTGAACAGCTTTTAACTCATCTGTTTCAATAATAGGTTTTACAACTTTGAGCAAAACGTTATCATCTTTGTATGTACGTGGAACGGTTACTGTTTCAGTGTAAGGCTCTCCCTGTACTACGTTTAAGCACATAACTGTTGCTTTAGTTGTTGTAATGGTTCTTGTTATCATTGGAATTCTTGCCATTTGTTTTTTTCTCCTTTTCTTATGTTTTTGTTTACACGGTTACTGTAAATATTAAATTGTATTTGCATTCTTGTGAATGCAGAGGGCTTGCTAGAATCGAACTAGCAACGATTAAAAGCGTAATCCACAACAGCCCTAGAGGTACGTGGGACGCAAGTTGCAACGCCCCACTATGGCAAACGTAACTGAAAACTATCTTTGTTACAAGTATAATATATCATAATTATACTTTTTTGTCAATAGGTTTTGAAATATCTTTTATAAATATATGATTTGTATTCATATATGACAGCATTTATATAATAAGCTGAGTTAACACCAAGTTTAATGTTTTCATAAATATTACCAAATGTTTTCCTAAATATTGAATCGGATAGATGTTTTGGTGCTATTTCTACAATTAGCGTATTGTCAATTATTGTAACGTTGCACTTACCTGTAATTTTATCGTTAATTTCGTCTTGTATGTACTTTTTTAATAATCTATTTAATTCATACATTATTTTTCACCTGCTTTCTTTGTTCGTGGTGGTAACACTGTTGCGTATTTTATGAAATCTGATTCTGACATACCTAGTAATATTTCCTCGTGTGTATTTGATTCAATATGCACTAGCTTATATGTATCTGTTTCGTATATCTTTTTTAGTTCTTTTAATAGTTCATTATCTGCATATATCCCACCTATTTTTGCTTCAAATATTGATACATCTGAATTTGTAACGTCTATTGCCATTACACTGGCTATCGTTTGCGTTATTGCAAGCGTTATCATTTTCTCTTTTATCATTGTTATTTCATCCTTTCTATTTTAATCTATTTTCTATCATTGTAACAAATTCATTGACCCTTAAATGTCACATGTATTCATGTAATTCACTTAGTTCCATTGTTATCATTTTAGAAATAGGTGCAATTTCTTAAAAGAAAATACACTGTTCACCTTCCTTTCTACCTACTATGTTTTAAAGTTAATTTAAACTAACATTGATTATGATTAGAAATGACTAACTTTGTGTATATTATTTATCGCTTGTTATCCATCCAACAAACATTCCTACAATAAAGCCTAAACCAAATATTGCCATAAATTTATACCTCACTATTTTCAATAAACATATCGTTAATTTGGTATACATTATCTACATTGAATGTAATGCCTATTTCTTCACCTTTTTCACGGTCATAAAAGCCAAATTTACGGTCAAAATCAGTGTACCATAAACCAGTTGAATCTGTTAATATACGCATACCATTTAGCACTAAATCGCCATAATGCTCGAATATACTAAACAGTATGTCGTGTACTTCTGTTTTCTTAAATGTTCTCTTTTCTGTTAATGTAATCATATCTTTTTTCCTTTCTTATTTATACGTTTACTAGTTTCAATGGTATGCAAGGGATTTGAACCCTTGCTAACCGCCTGTCGGTATACCTATTTAATTAATACATCATTTATATATGAGGCAATCTCTGGCCTTTCATATAATAAAGAGAAATTAACTTGTAAACTTAATTTAGCATACTCTATACTAAATATATCATTATCTGTGATACACATTATCGTTAATGCTCTGAATAAATAATAAGCACGTCTTACATTTGTTTTCCAGACAGGAATATTTGAATCGTATAAATATAATGCTGTTTCAACTTATTTTTTAATTTTAGCAATAGTATCTTTCTGATTAATTTCTTTCATTTTATTATCTCCTTTTCTTTAATGTTCTATTTCCTTTTGACAATTATATAGTAACACATGTGTACCTATATGTCAATACTATTTGTAAATAAATGTTGTACAGAATTGTGCCTTAAATATTATATAATTTTCTACTTGACAAGTGCCTG